ATCACGATAACAGCAAAAAGTTTGAAACAACTAGCACAGGTGCGACAGTAACAGGAACAGCTAAAGCTACAGTTAAGTTTGAAACAGATGATGTAACAGTAGGATTTACAAGCAATGGAGCCACTTCTGGTTCTGGTAACTTTGGTGTTGCTAGTTCAACTGGTGGCGCAAGAATTAATGCAGATTCTGGAAGTAATTCGGCTACCTTTATAGACTTTGATGCTACTAATATTAGCGCAAGTGGTGGTGATATAACTTATCGATTTGGTAGAGGAACGACCGAAGGTTCAAGCGATTTAAGTGAACTTATATTCTACGCACACGATGGAACAAATAATCCTGTTATACGTTTAAGAAGCACAGGTGAACTAATCGCATCTAGCTTAGATATCTCTGGGAATGTAGACGTAGATGGCACATTAGAAGCCGATGC